GTAATGTAGGTGGTGTACTGTGGCTATATAACCCGGTCGCCAAACTGTACTACTACCTCAAGACCGAGAAGGATAAGTTCAGCACACTCAATCAGGGTACGGGTACATTCTGCTTTGATATGTGGGTTGCCTTCATTATCCAGAAGCGTAAGCAGCTAACTGCACAGTTTCACGATGAGGTTATCTTGGAACTACAGGAAGCTAAACAAGAAGAAGTATCATTACTATTAAAGGAGGCTATACAAAAGGTAAACAAACTGTTAAAGTTAAATCGTGAGTTAGACTGTGACGTTTCATTTGGCACAGACTATTCACAAATCCACTAAAATATGGTATAATATACTGGTACAATTATTTTCCTTAAAGGGGTAAAAATAGAATGGCACTAAATAGAACATCACCACAAGCTGAGTCTACCAACTCTATTGTTGAGTACACAAACCTAGCGCAAGGTGAACACGAAGGACGCTTAGTTTATGTGGCCGACTTAGGCTTACAGGAACGCAGCTACATGGGTGAAGAGAAGCCACCAGCACAGCAAATCTCATTGGGTATTGAAGTAATGGGTAACGCTGTAAATGTTGATGGCACTATGCGCCCACGCTTACTGTGGACTAAGCCGTTTAACATCTTTCAGAAGATGGACGAACGTGGCAATGAGTACAAGTACTTCAAGACCTTTCAACCAACTGCACAAGATGGACAGGTTGCTGATTGGGATTCAGTACTAGGTACACCGTGTAACGTAATTGTTAAACATCAGGTAACTGGTGATAGAACTTACGATAACATTGACTCAATCACCCCAATCCCTGCGAAGTATCAAGACGCAGTAGCAGCTTCGGAGTTTACTGACGCTTGTGTAGGTGACTGTGATGATGAGAACAATGCAGCACAGAAGGCTATGTTTGGTCTAGCCCGGTACGTATTTGAGAAACGCATAAGCCCAAAGTCTAAGCCAGACCTAAAGGTTGTAAGTGCGGCTGAGTCAGGTGCAGACGTAGAGTTTTCAGACGACATTCCGTTCTAATGAAACTCTTAATTGACGGCGACCCTATAGTTTACAGGATAGGGTTTGCTTGTCAGAAGAAGGATAAGGAGACGGGGTTAGTTACGGCTGACCCTGAATCCCACACCCTTCGTTCCTGTAAAGTTTTTCTAACCCAACTAATTAATAAAACAGAAGCAGACATCTACAAAATTTACCTAACAGGTAAGGGTAATTTCAGATACAAAGTTCGCGAAGACTACAAGGCCAATCGCAAAGGTACTGACAAACCAGTACACTATCAACTTGTAAGAGATTATTTAGTCAGTAATTTTGCAGCCCAAGTGGTTGACGGTATGGAAGCTGACGATGCAGTAGCATTAGAACAGACTTCAGATACAGTGATAGCCACTATCGATAAAGACTTACTCATGGTTGAAGGAAAGCACTACAACTACGGTAAGGGTACATGGGCTACAGTCTCAGCCGAAGAAGGCGAATACTTTTTCTACAAACAGATGCTAACTGGTGATAAGGTTGACAACATCATTGGTATTCGTGGCATTGGTGAGAAGAAAGCAAGTAAGATACTTGACACCACCCCAAGAAAAGACTGGGACAAAACCATTATCGAACTATATAAGAAAGAGTTTGAGGATGGTTATCACCGCGCAGTACAGAACACCCAGCTATTGTGGATGTTACAGCGTGACAAACAGATGCCAATGGATTTTAAATGAAACCTAAAAATAAAAAGAAAGACCCGTACCGTAGTGGTTTGGAAAGAACCTTCGCTACTAACACAGCAGGGTTTGGTTTTGAGTTTGAACCAGCTTCTTTACCGTACATCATGCACCGTAAGTACATTCCAGACTTCGTTAAGGATAATGTACTGATAGAGTGTAAGGGTTTCTTTCGTTCGGGTGATACCCTGAAGTACAAGTCAGTAAGAGAAAGTTACCCAGACCATGAACTTATCTTCGTTCTGTCTGACCCCTATAAGAAAGTACGCAAGGGTAGTAAATTGTGTATGGGGCAGTGGTGCTACAAAGAAGGCTTTGCATATTTTACAGTCAACGAATGTAGAGAACTAAAGAAGTACATGGGTTTGAGTGACTCCGATAAACAACAATACAGAGAAGAACATCTTAGAGGTTTATGATGAGTATCCTACTAGCCTCCCTTGTTTACTCTGAAGTAGAGGAGATTATGAGTTTTACAGAACTGTGTGAAAAACTAGAGCAGCTTGATGAAGAGACAGTCATGGAGCTACTTGAGATAAACACAGAAGATTTAGTAATTAGATTTGAAGACCGTGTAGAACTACACAATGAAAGGCTACAAAAGGAATTATAAAATGGAAGAGTACAAATTTAGTAGTACGCCATTTAGGATTGATGATTTTGATGGCTCAATTATTTTCTTCGGCTACCCACTGTTTGGTGGCTGGCTACCGTACATTGGTTTTATTACATTCATCAATGAGCGAGAAGAAAGTATGAAAACTTTTATGATGGAATGGTTTCTTAGAGGAATTATTTTACACAGAACTAAGGACGAAGATTGGTATGACGGCGACTAAGTTATTAGAAAAGAAAACAACGTACACAGTAGATTACCCAAAAGCTATTGACTACTGTGAGCAGCAAGAGTCCATATTCTGGACTTCCTCAGAAATTGAAATGGAGAAAGATATACATGACCTCAAAACTAATCTATCTGACGCTGAGTTACATGGCGTTACTACTGTTCTTAAGTTATTTACTCTGTACGAACTCCACGTAGGTAACGAGTACTGGTTGGACTACGTGCGTAAGACGTTTCAGCGTCCAGAGATACAACGAATGGCATCAGTGTTTGGTATGTTTGAACTGAACGTACATGCGCCATTCTACGATAAGCTGAATGAAGTAATGGGCTTAAAGACTGATGAGTTTTACAGTAGCTATGCTGATGACAAAGTATTGAAAGACCGCATGGCATGGATTGACCGTCAGTTTAAAGTAGATGACCCGTTATTAATTACTGCAATGGGTAGTATCACAGAAGGAGCAATCCTTTACAGCAACTTCGCCTTTCTAAAGCACTTTCAATCTGAAGGTAAGAACAAGTTAATGAACATGACAGCCGGGATTAACTTCTCTGTACGTGATGAGAACCTGCATAGTGAGGCAGGAGCATGGTTGTTTAAGACTCTTAGAGAGGAACTAAAGCCGTCTGAGAAAGATTACGCTAGGATTGTAAAGAAAATACAGAACACCTGCGCTCAAGTCTTAGAACACGAAAGCCGTATTATCGATATGATATTTGAGAAGGGTAACATCAAAGGTATCACTGATACACAGATGAAAAACTTTATTATGTCACGGTTAAACTTTTGTTTAAATCAACTGGACATAGCTCCTATGTTTACTGTAGAGTATGACCCTATTAGTCAGTGGTTCTACAAGAACATTAACAGTGGTTCACTACATGACTTCTTCACTAAGCAAGGTAACAACTACACCAGAGACTGGTCGGAAGGTAAATTTGCATGGTAGCTAAGGCGATGAAACCCAGTAAGGATAACCGCAAGAAGTTTGACATAGACCTAGAGTACGGAGAAGCAATGGAAGACTCTGTAGCAGAGATGTTACAGGGTAAGAAGATTGAGGTTAAGTCAGAACGCGGTATGTGGATAAAGACTGGTAACATCGCAATAGAATATGAAAGCTGGGGTAAACCATCTGGCATTGAGGCTACGGAGTCAGACTACTGGTTCCATAACCTTTGTGTAGGCGATGACATATTTGCAACATTAGTATTTGAAACGGATAGTTTAAGAAAGATTCTTGAGACAATGAAGGGTAAGCGGTCAGTTAGCGGTGGTGACCATAACGCATCTAGAATGTGGCTACTCCCATTGAAGAAACTTTTTGAGACAGAAACATTAGAGGCATATAAGAGTGGTAAAGCATAAATCAATTTACGAAGAACTAGGTGACGAAAGAAAGCAGTTACAGGAAGAAGGAAAACTACCTATGTGGGTTACTACACCTGCATGGCAGATACTTAAAGATAAGTACACAACTGAAGACTGTCCTGACCTATACTCAATCTACAAGCGTATATCCATTACGGCTGCTAGTCACATGTACGACAAGGAACATTGGCAGAAGGTGTTCTTTAACCTAATGTGGAATGGTTGGCTTGCTTGCTCAACACCAGTACTTGCTAACATGGGAACAAACAGAGGTTGCCCTGTATCATGCAGTGGTAACTTTATTGGAGATAGTGTCTATGAGTTTTACGAGTCACAGAAAGAGGTTGCAGTCCTTAGTAAGAATGGCTTCGGAACTAGTAGTTACCTTGGAGCTATTAGAGAACGAGGCACTCCTATCAGTGGAGGAGGATTGGCTTCTGGAGTACTACCAGTGCTTCGAGATTTTGTCCAACTATCACGCGATGTATCACAAGGAAATACTAGAAGAGGTGCATGGGCAGGATATGTGGAATTAGAACATGGAGACTTTTGGGAGATTGCTGACCACCTAGTCAATCACCCAGATGACTGTAACCTCGGTTGGTTGGTTACAGACTCCTTCATTAACCGCCTCGATGAAGGAGATGAGGACGCAGTAGCTCGCTATCAGAAAGCCATGAAGGTTAAGATGGTAACTGGTAAGGGCTACTTCGTTTTTATTGATAAGATGAACGCACAGAATCCACCAATGTACGCGGAGCATGGCCTGTCAGTTAAGGCTAGTAACTTGTGTACTGAGATTACATTACACAGTGATGAGTTTCATACGTTTACTTGTGTGTTAAGCAGTATGAACTTATCTAAGTACGATGAGTGGGCTGATACTGATGCGGTACACAATGCCATTATCTTCTTGGACTGTGTTGCAGAAGAGTTCATTAAGATGGGTCGTGGTATTAAAGGTTTGGAAAACGCTGTACGGTTTACGGAGAATGGTCGTGCATTAGGCTTAGGTACACTAGGTTTCCACACTTACCTACAGCAGAACATGATTGACATTGAAAGTTTTGAAGCACACAACCTGAACCAGAATATGTTCAAGGTTATTCAGAAGCAGGCTAAGGAAGCCAGCCA